AGCCCAGCGTTTCTTCCGACACGGTTTTCGGCGCCTTGATTTCTATGGTATCCGAATCGGTTACCTGAGCGTTATCGTACATGGTGGTGATGGACTTCCATCCTCCCATGACAATCATTATCTGCTTGGCTTTATTTTTCGAGATATTATAATTTTCTTTCTTCTTGCCAATAGCCAGCGCCCCGGTGCCGTAGAAATCACCATTGATATACATGACGCAGGGATAGCCGACCGGGTATCCCGTTGCCCGCGTATCCATTTCATCCAGCCCGGTTTTTCCGACGTAATAATTATCGATATCACGTTTCGGCCAGCCGTCGCGGGATGCCATCATCCGTTCCCACAGATGATAACTCATCAGGTTGCGCAAATTGGTGTGGTCAATCCAGTTGGCCTTAAACACCCATTCGTCGTGCGGCAGACAGTCGCCGATTTTTAACGTAAATGAATCATCGTATTTGTCGTCAATATACAACCCGATATTGAGATTCTTTTTCGGGTAGGCTGCGGACGAATCCCCCTGTACGGAAATAGATGAATACGGGATATTCAGTATTTCACCATCAATATCAATCGTAGCGGTGGTATAATATTCGCCCGCGCCTTTAGAGGTCGGAATGCCGGATGGCGACGTGACAAAGAGTTTAATAATATTGCCTGGCTTCGGGAACGTGTACTGCTCGCTGTACGTTTCGCGGGCCTCAACAGAAATCGCATCAGGATCGAAACCGTCCAGCGGCACCAGTGCCCCGGCCAGCATGGACAGGTTATAAAGATTATTAAGCAGGCGTTGCGAAGTGTCAGAATCGCCATCGTCACTGCTGCCTGGTTCGAACCCTTCCAGCGGTGTCAACGCGCTGCCCAGCGTGGAAACTGCCATCAACGCATTCAGTTGCAGTCCCTGCACCGCCTCCGGCAATCCCCCCAGCTCATTCACGGCGCACGAAAGCACCTGCTGCGAGACATGCAGATTCAGGACCGCGTCGCGGACAGACTGACTGTCACCATCCAGCCCGCCCAATGCTTCCGCGATAATGTGGCAGGACAGTAATATTTTCTGCATGGCATCTTTGACGGCGTCAAATTCGTCAGTGCTCACCGACTCACTGATACTCAGTGCAGTGCCATTATCGTTCCGATATAAAAACTCTTTGTTATCCCTGATAACCACGAATGCCTGTCCGGTGGTCGTGGCATCAATACCCGCAATGGTGCCATCCGGATCCGCATCCGTCGGGAATACGGTTAACGTAACGGCTTTACTGCTCAGAATTTTTTTACCCGTGGAAACCGGCTCCCCGCTCTGGTTCCGGTATTCTTCCACCCATACAGCAGGATCGTCAGAACGGATTGAGAATAACGCCCCTTCCGGAATTTTCCCGGCGGCGATTGCAGCGACCGCATCAGCTTCGCCTGAAAAAGGGAGTTCGCCTGATTTTAATAATCCGTTCGTCTCATCCAGCTGCTTTCTCAGATATTGAGTGCGGTCAGCCAGAATTTCAGTCTGAATATTAACCAGTCCCGACCGGCCACCCTCAACCCTGTCGCTGCGGGAAATAAGCGGTATCTTCTCGCTCCATCTCCCTGTTTCAATAATATCTGGCATAGTTACTCCCCGTAATAATGGCTGCCGTCATAATGCGCCCGGCCGTCGTAATGAATGGTTTCGGCCGGTTTATTTTCTGGCTGGTTGAAATAATGATTTCCGTCATAAAGTGCGGAACCGTCGTAATAAAGACTGTCATCCGGTATATATCCCGCCGGATATACTGTTATCACCTCACCATCCACAATCGCCGCACCAATGAATGCCGCCCCTGTCGTACCGACGGAAAGAGTTAATTGTGAAATATGGCGGCTTACTGGTTTTGCGTCGCCGATAATTCGTTCAAGCTCTTTTATCATCTGCTCAGTGATGCCGATATCATTGAGCTCAATCGCCAGCCGGAATGTCCCGGCAGGGTCGGCCACCTCCCACCATTCCTGGAGCGTCATGCTGTAGCCCAGCGTTTCAATCACACGCCGGACGGCGGCGACGGTGCCTTTGCGTTGGTGGATCCAGAAAGCATCACTGACCGCCTGGCGTTTCTCTGCTTCTGACCAGGTTTCTTCCCAGCGGTCGACAGAAAACGCCCACGCCAGATACGGCAGAAACTTTACGGGACATCGCCAGGGGTTCCACAAATCACGCAGCGGCACAGATAAATCACTGATACCTGAACAGGCTTGCGCCAGCCTGCGCTCCAGCGCAGACGACCCCGGCGGTAACAGGCTGTTACTCATCAGAGCCACCAATTTCTGCTTTAAAATCGGTGCAATATGACGCCTGCGTTTTATCTAACACCATGTCCGCCAGGGGCTTCATCAGCTCAACGCGCTGGACGCCCTGAACATGCAGAGCGGCATAGATCGCAGACAGCCGCACGTCACGCCCCAGGCGACGCTGCTCGTTGATATATGCCGTACCCTGCGCTTTCGCGGCCGCCAGGATGGGTTCCTTTGCCGGGCCGGGATAGACATAAAGAACCGCATCAATTTCATAGGGGACAATCTCAGCAGATCGGACACTCACCCGATCCGCCACCGGCCGCACAGCCTCATCGTTCAGGGCCTCACCGACGACCTGCAGTAAGTCTTCCGGCGCAGTACCATCGCCGTCGCGGGCCAGAATAGTCACCACGACTTCCGCCGGTGACGGGCTGAACGCCGACGCGTCCGCCACCCGACCATCCGAGCTAAGCGCGTGATATTCATAGGCTCCGACTGGCCCGGCTACGCTCATCCCCTCAAAGGCCGCCGGGATTCGCTGGCGATAATCCGCGTCAGATTCCATGACTGCCTCCGTTGGCGGCGTAGTGGTGTCGTCCGCAGCTGTAATCACCCGGCGCTGTACGTTGTTATTCGCGCCTAAATTGTCCAGGTCATCCCCGCCGGAATAGGCCACCATCACGGCTTTCGCCGCCTCGTTAATCCGCTGGCGCAGCAGCAGCTCCCGGTACACATTTTCCTGCAGCATTTTCACCACCGGCTCAGATTCAAGCGTTAAGGTGCGGGCCACGGCCTCCTGCTCTTCTGCCGGAAATAACGCGACAAATTCAGCTTTGCGCTCAGCCAGCAGGGTTTCAAAATCCGGCACATCCACAATTTGCGGCGGCGGCAGCTGGGAAAGGTCAATAACGGCCATTGTCTGCTCCTGTCGATACGGAAAGGGACACGGGCACGCCGTCATTACGCTGGCCTGCCAGCTCAATAACCATTGCGCCATCCATGCTGCTGCTGTTAACCGTGATGGTGTCCAGCTGCAGCCGCGGCTCCCAGCGCCGCAGCGCCACATACACCGCAGCCATGATCTGCAGGCGCAGCGCCGGGTTTTGCGGCTGGTCAATGAGCGCTGAAAGCAGGGAACCATACTCCCGGCGCGCAAGCCGGCTCCCTTGCGGGGTCAGCAAAATGTCACGCACCGACTGGCGCAGGTGGTCAGTTTCCGTTATGCCTCTGCCGGTATCGCGGCTCATCCCGATATAGAGCGTCAAAATGGATCTCCCGTCGTTCCGCCACTGTCGCCAGGGTGTTTATGCTTATCAGCAACGACGCCGTTTGACGTCATCGCGCCGCCGCCGTGGGTCACATCGCCGTTCAGGATCACGTTGCTGTTAATACGGGTGGTGTCAGCCTCGATCACAAACTCACCGGTTTTGCAGGAGACAACCTGCGAAGACTCAATCAGCACGGTTTTCACGCCGCGAATAATCCAGCGCCCGGTGGCGGGGTCGTATTCGAACCAGCCGCCATCCTCGTATGCGGTCACGTCTGCACTTTCAGAGTCTGACGGCGGCGGGCAGGCGTTGGAGTAGATGGCCGGAAGCGCAAAGGCTGTCTCCAGATTGCCGCCCAGGCTGAACAGCACCACCTGCTCCCCTGGAGACGGGCACCACCAGGTGCGGGATTTACCTGCACGGTAGGTCAGCCAGTTAATCCAGTTGGTTTCGAGGTCGCCCGTTTTCACCCGGCACAGCCAGCCGTCCCGGTCCACTTCGGTCACAATGCCGGTGCGGATCAGATTGGTGATAAGGCGCATGATTTCGGTTAATTGCGTATTCATGAAGGCAAGATTGCCACGCGCGGAGGGAGTGCGGCAGCGTGGCGGGTTGTGTCATCCCTGACACAAAATCACTGTGACAACCAACGCAGTAAGACGTCTCGCGTAATGTCTTCTGATTCATCATTGATGCCGAGCAACCGGCGCTCTGCATATTTGACTTCCGGCCCTTTACGGCTGACCCGATCACGCAAGCCATAGTGATGCACGCGGGCTATGCGCTGCACACGGCTCTCAAACTCGACGCTTGCCGCGTCCTGGCTGCCGACGGCTTTCAGGTATTTTGTGGTGCGGAGTTTTGCAAACATCTGCCGACGGATGC